GAGACAATGCTGACCTTATTTTTGGAACTAATGACACAGAACGTATGCGTCTAGACAGCAGTGGTAACTTGTTGGTGGCTAAGACTAGCGTTGGAACAGCTACTGTAGGTGTAGAAGCAAGAGCTAATGGTTTATTACAAGCTACACGAGATGGTGGGAACTCACTTGAATTAAACAGAAAAACATCTGATGGCACTATAATAGATTTACGCAAAGACGGCACGACTGTGGGAACTATTGGTGCTTATTCTGGTCATACTTATATATCTGGTGGAGCTTCTGGAAGTGCTAGAGGTTTATTGATTGTTGGTGGCGGTGCTAGTAGCACTGTAAGACCTATGGGTAGCAGTGCAGGTTCAACATCAGATGGTGAAGTTCAATTAGGTAGTTCTACTTCTCGCTTCAAAGACCTCTACCTATCAGGTACAGCTACAACAGGTGCTTTAAGTGTTAGTGGAACAGGTGTAGTTGGAACTCTTACTAGCTCAAATAATAATACTGTACTAAGAGTAAAGGGTAATGGTGCAACTAATGGTGGAGCTATAGGCTCTACTAGCACAGATGATTTGATTTTACTTTCTGGTTTAACTGAAAAGGCAAGAATAGACAGCAGTGGCAACTTGTTGGTGGGTAAGACTAGTAGTGCTTTTGGTACTGGTGGAATAGAAATAAGAGGTTCAGATGATGCTGCTTATTTTACTCGCAGTGGAAATGCACCAGTACATATAAATAGATTATCAAGTGATGGTGAAATTATAAGGTTTAACAAAGATAGTAGTCTTGTAGGAAGTATTGGGACTACTTCTGGCGATTTAGGTATTGGCACAGGCGATTGTGGTATAAAGTTTGTTGACCAAAACGAAACTATTTACCCAGCAAATCCTAGCTCTAGTTTTGCAAATAATGATGCTACAGTTTCTCTGGGTGTAAGCACTAACCGTTTCAAAGACCTCTACCTATCAGGAACACTAACAAATAATGGAAATGGTGGTATTAATATTGATACATCAGGAAACGTAGGCCTAGGTACTTCAAGTCCTACTGGTGTAGGAAGTTATAAAGTATTACAATTACGAGGTAATGCTACAACTAATGGTGGCTTAATTCGTCTTGAAACATCTGATGGAACTAGTGGAGTAGCTAGGTTTTATGCAGGTTCAAGCAGTACAGTTTTAGAATCCAACAGTAATACTTCTTTAATTTTTGGCACTAATGCTACAGAACGTATGCGTATATCCACAGCAGGTAATGTTGGCATTGGTAATATTGGAAACGCAGCAACTTTATTACATATTGGTAGCACTGGAACACCAGAGTTTCGTGTGCAAGACCTTGATGCAGGAGGAGGTTATCTTACTATAACTCACGGTGCTGGTGTATCAACTATTAGTGCTGATCCTACAAATTCCAGTGGTAGTCCAAAATTGACTTTTAAAACCAATAACACAGAACGTATGCGTATAGACAACAATGGTAACTTGTTGGTGGATACAACATCTACTTCTATTGCTGATGATGGCTTAAGATATAGTGCTTCATCTAATTGGTTAGCTGTTACAAGAAATGCAGGACAAGTTTTATATCTAAATAGAAGAACATCTGATGGCTCCATTTTAGATTTTAGAAAGGATAACACAACTGTAGGAAGTATTGGTACAGTAGGTAGTGACCTTTATATTGATGGAACAACAAATCACTCAGGCTTTCGTTTTTTGGGTGCAAGTGTTCGCCCAAGATATAATGGTGCAGAGGCAGATGCAACAGTTGATATAGGTGCTAGTGGTCAACGTTTTAAAGACCTTTATTTATCAGGTACAGTAACAGCTAACTCATTTAGTGGGGATGGTTCTAATTTAACTGGCACAGGTAAGGTTGGACAAGTTTTACAAACATCAAAAACTAGTACTTTTAGTACAACAAGCACTGCTTCAGCAGGTGTAGAGATAACTGGTTTGACACGTTCAATTACTCCAAGTGCAACTAGTTCAAAAATATTAGTTACTGTTAGTCTTGGGCAAACATCTAATAGTGATGCTAACTGGAGAACATCAGCATTTATTTTACAAAGAGGAACTACCGCTATAGCAATAGGTGATGCCGCAGGTAGCAGAATAAGAACCTCGTTTGCAGCTGACCACCAAAATAACTCTTCTCGTGGTACTAATGCTTTAAGTTATACTTTTTTAGATTCACCAAACACAACTAGCTCTGTTACATATAGTGTCCATGCTGTAAATGAAACAGCTACACTTTACGTTAACAGAACTACAGTAGATAGTAATTCAACAGCCACTCAAGGACAAAGAACAGCAAGTCACATTCAATGCATGGAAATATTAGCATAAGAGGGAAGAATAATTATGTCATTTTTTTTACATGAAGCAATAAGGCAAGTACACAGCAATGCTGTTACGATAGATGGTGATAGCTTTGATGATGTGCAAGTGTGGGATGATGATGGTAATACAGTTACTATAAATAATGATGCTGTGACTGTAGTAATAAATCAAATGATTGCAGACAATCCTATGAAAATATTAAGAGCAGAAAGAGACAGATTGCTTGTAGAAGAAGTTGATCCGATAGTATCTAACAATCTTAGATGGGCTGACATGACATCAGAAAAACAAACAGAGTGGTCTAATTATCGTAGAGCATTACTTGATTTACCTGCAAATCAAACACCAGTAGATGATAGTTTATCTAACATAACATTTCCAACAAAACCAAACTAACAGGAGTATAAAATGGCAGTAACTTGGAATATAGCAACAATGGAAAGAGACTTAGTGCAGGGAGATAATACAGATATTGTGACTGTCTTGCACTGGAGAGCATCTGATGAAGATGCAGATGGTAACACAGGTTCATCTTATGGAACAGTAAATGTAGAGCTTGTAGGTACACCAGTACCATATGCAGATATCACTGAAGAGCAAGCTATTGGATGGGCTAAAGATGCACTCGGTGCAGATGAAGTTACAGCTATAGAAGCAGGTATTGCATCACAGATAGATGCTAAAGCAAACCCAACAACAGGAAGTGGAGTAACTTGGTAATGGCTAAAGAAAAATCAAATGTAATTACTATTGATGGTAAAGAGTACAATACAGAAGACTTGTCACAAGATCAGACTTACTGGATTAATCAGATTAAAGACCTGCAAGCAAAGAGTGCTAACCTTAGATTCCAACTAGATCAAGTTACTGTAGCTCAAAACGTTTTCACTAATTCATTAATACAGTCTGTAAATAAAGAAGATACAGAAGACAAAGAAGAGGCTGTTAATGGTTAAGGCCAGTGATGTAAAGGCACAGATAGATACACATGAAGCTGTCTGTGCTGAGCGGTGGAGAGAGACACTGGCTCGCCTTCGTAGGCTCGAACAGATAATGATTGGTACGACAGCTACAATGCTTGTAATGATGGCAGGATTGCTATTGAGGTAAATATGGTAGTTGCTGAAATCCTTACTGGTATAGCTCTAGTCCAAAAGTCAGTAGATTTCATAAAGAGCAACATAGGTACTGTAAACGACATTAAAGACATTGCTAAACAGATTGATGGTTTTTTTCTAGGCGAAGAGCAAATGAATAAAAGCCAAGGTAAAGGTCTATCAATAAAAGAGCAGTTTGGCTCAGTCGAAAATTCAGCTACAGATTTCATAGATAGAAAGCTTCTAGAAGAAAAGCGTACTGAGCTTAAAAATATAATCAACCTTCGGTTTGGCCCAACTGCCTGGGATACAATAATAGCTGAAAGAGCAGAAAGAATAAACCAAGCTAAAGAGGCTCAAAAGCAAGCAAGAATAAAAGCCAAAAAAGAACAAGAAGAAATATTGGAGGTTATTAAATGGGTGGCATATGGGTTTATCATTATTGGTTTAGTGATTGCTTTTGTGGTTGTTGGTGTAAAGGTATTTGCTAAAGATTACACATATGATCAGAAAGTCAGACAAGGTTTAATTAACCCTCCTAAGATGACCACTTGCAGACTAAAAAAACAAAAAGTTTTTAAAGATAAAATGGCTTGTATTTATCAAGGTGCAAATAAAACCTATGAATTAGAGTTTACAGACATAAGCATTGGTTGCCCTAAACAGTATAAATGTGTTTTTAAGCCTAATGGTGAAGAACCAAGCATAGACAAAGTAATGGAAAGCTTGAGGAGTATAGCCAAATGACCAGCTTCATGCTCGCTTGTACATTAAATGGAATAATAAGTGGTGGCATTCACTTTGAAAACGTAAACCACTGCATTGATTATAGGGATAAACTTAACCAACAAACTTACATGAAGGACAATAAGCCACAAAAATATGAATGCATATGTAAGCTTGTACCTTTTGTAGATACTAACAAAGTGAGGGTTTATTGATGGCACAAAAGAAACTACAGAAACATTCTATATATGCTGAATACGATGAAGATGGTGACGGCATTGTAAGTGATGAAGAGCTATCTCACATCAAGGAAATAAAAAAGACTGAAGACGAGCTAAGAAAACATTTAGCTCAGTTACGTATGGCTAGATATTCGTTAGTTGCTATGGGTGCCTTTACACTAGCTATGTTCTTTGTCCCTATCGAAAGAGTAAACGCTTTAGCTGATATCAGTAATCTATTTTATCTAACTGGTGGCGGTATCGTAAGCGTTTACATGGGTGCCAGCATGTTAACTAAGGGAGGAAGATAATGTTACAAGCATTGATAGGACCAATAGCTAATCTTGCCGGCTCATGGATGCAAAGCAAGGTAGAGAAGGTAAAAGCAGATGGTGAGGCAAAGGTAGCCCAGGCAAAAGCTAAAGCCGTTGTAGCGGAGAAAGTAGCAACCGGTGAAGTTGAATGGGAAAAGTCTATGGCAGATGCTACTGACGGATCATGGAAAGATGAGTTCGCCCTGGTCGTTCTATTAGCCCCTGCAATATTAGTTTTTATACCCAGCATGACTGAGTATGTAAGAGCTGGTTTTGAAGTACTAAACACCCTACCCGATTGGTACCAGTATTTATTATTTATAGCAGTTAGCAGTTCCTTCGGCATCAAAGGTGTTAACCAGGCCATGAAACTTATGGGGAAGAAAAAATGAAGTATAAAATTTTTATGAAGATGTATGATTTTTTTCACAACATAGCAGATTTTTTTTGGCGTAAATCTATGGATGAATTGCAGAATAGGAGTAACAAATATGGGAAGAAAAGTAACTAGAATACCGCATAACAACTGCCTGGAGTGTGGAACAGATTTAAGAGAAGTAACTTATATCAGGCCTTATGCAAAAGTTTGCTCGGAATGTAAGTCATTAGTATGGGCTGGCAATTCAAAGATAAAAAAAATTACACAAGATTTACAAAAGCGTAATAGCAAAATGACTAAAGAAGAATTGGGCATGGACGAAATGTTTGAAGATGACCCAAGAGCTGTAAACGAAGTCGAATACGGCAGAGTTTATAGGAAAGCAACTGTAGTTGGTGGCTACGTTAATATATTAGAAAGGAACCATGATGTCTAAACCAGGATTATATGACAATATAAATGCCCGTAAAAAGAAGGGTATCTCAAGAAGCAAGAAGAACTCAACAATCAGCAAAGAGGCCTACAATAACATGAAGGCTGGATTTAAAAAGAAGAAAAAGTAAATGAATCTATCACCTAATTTCAGTGTGGCGGAGCTAATAAAAAGTCAGACCGCAGAACGTAAAGGTATCGACAATACACCTAATGCAGATCACTTATACAACATGAGGTTGTTAGCTGAACAAATACTACAACCTATTAGAGATGAGTTCGGCCCTTTCATTGTATCAAGTGGTTACAGATCTGTAGGCTTATGCGAAGCTATCGGATCGAAAGCTACTAGCCAACATGCCAAAGGCCAGGCCGGTGACTTCGAGGTAGCCGGTATTGATAACTATGATCTATGTAAATGGATAGAGAAGAACCTAGAGTTCGATCAGCTTATACTAGAATGCTATAAGCCTGGACATCCTAATAGTGGTTGGGTTCATTGTTCAATATCAGACAGCCCCCGAAAAGAAACGCTTACTTACGATCGATCCAGGGGCTATAGACCAGGTTTAATTAGAGACTAACTCTATACCTCTATGGGAACAGCCACCATTTTCCCTAAACCTAGTTATGTGGCCTTTGTCTTCTAATGCTTTTAGTAGATGAAATACTGTGTTGTTTGAGACAACATCTAAAGCATCAGCTATTTCTCTATACGTAGGCATGTAGCCTTTATGTTCAGAATACTCCTGCAAAAATTTTAGGAGAAAAAGTTGTCTAGGAGTTAAAGGCATTTTCGGCATCAAACAATCTCCCTTCATCCATTTCAATTTCTTCAACTAATCCAAAGTCAACGTGCCTTAACTGTTCTAACACTTCCATGTTAAGAGTTTTGTATTCGTTGTATTTCTTTTTCTTAGTTTCAAAGTCCCATAGCTTAGTCCGGTTTATAAGCTCCATGTAATGCCTATACTCCATAACAAAATCATTTTTATTCTTTTGCTTTAGTGCAGGTTTACCAGGAATATTTAATGACCATAGCAAGTCTTTCTCTTCTTGTTTTTTCTCTTGCTCTTTGCTCATGTCTTCCAACGCTTCTACAATATCCTCTGTAGATCTATTGTCTTTGTCATACTTAGGTAATGTACCTTGATTTTTTTGAGCCTCTTTTATTGGATAGTCTTCAGCTTCTTCAGCGGTAATTAAACCACCTATCACATCAGCAAAGGCATCACGTAAAGCAAATCCCCTAGCCCTCATTTGAAGCATCCTATCCGGATATGACTGCCAGGGTTTTCTGTTAAGCAAGCCAGCCTTTTGAGCATTGCCCATAGTAAAGCTTGATGTAATAACTTCAGTTTCTCCATTAGGTGCAAGCCTCGATACAGAACAAGTAGCTGTGCGTGCAGTACCCTCACCTTCTATTGTTTCCTTAATTGACAAACAACGCTTATCATTTCTGACCATAGCCAGTAAGGCATCGCCCCATATTGACGGCTTACCATTTATGACTGCAATATTCTGCATAGCCTGGAAAGGTGCTAGGCCAAGAGAAGCTCCTGCGGATACGGCTAAAAATATATTAGCTGGTTTGTTTTTATAATTATCAGGTACCAAATCTGACTTGGCAAACATTTCTGATATTCTTAGTGCCTGGTCTACATCAGTTGGTATTAAGTTAGTTCTAAGACTATTCATTATTAATCTCCTCTATTGAAAATCGTCTATGTTCTGTAGATGGCTTGGCCGGTATAACTTTTTCCGGTTGTGCCTTACGTTTAACTATTGGGAAGTTTATTTTATATCCGCCTACCCTAGCGTACTCCGCATCATGTTCATCAAGAACAAGCTCTAATGCTTCCTGGCATTCTTCCATGCGAAGCTTCCAGGATTTCATTTCAGCCTTACATTTATTATAATC